AGGGTCTTCCGGTGATTCTGGTGGAGACTAAATAGTACTGAATATCGTCGGTGCAGGGAGGCAACTGGCAAAATCCAGTTGCACCTCCCCTTTTTTTGTGCTATAATAAGTTGAGAGAAGAATTAAAAATGTCCGTAAAAATTGCTCTATTAAAATCTGGAGAATCTGTAATTGCCGATATTAAGGAATTGATTTCCGAAGATAAAGTATGTGGATATTTATTTACGAATCCGCATAAAATGCAGGTCAGTAATTCAATCTTTTTGACAGAAGAACAATTAGAACCTGGAGATGGTACAGTGAGTGTAACATTTTCTTCTTGGATTCTTTTTTCAAGTGATAATGAGATTCCAGTTCGTCCAGATTGGGTTGTAACTATTGTTGAACCAGTCAAGTCTATTAAAGAAATGTATGAGGAAAAGGTAAATGGAACGGAACGTGAAGTGTCTTCTATTGAAGGTTGACACTGTATTGATTACTGAAATTATTGAAGTTGGTTCTGAACTTGGTGAACCTGATTGTAAACTAATTAATCCATATGAATTTTTTAGTGTTGATGATATGAAACCTTGGCCAGAGGTTACTAATCAAACTGAGTTAATGATTCATTCCGATAGTATTCTTACAATAGTAGACCCAACTCCCGAAATTATTAAAAAGTATCTTGAATTAACTGCATAATGCAATTCTACACAAATGTGCAAATGGTTGGGGACCACTTCTTGGTTCGTGGTTATGAAAATGGTAAACATTTTATGACCCGTGAGAAGTTTTCTCCGACTCTTTTTGTGCCTTCTAAAAAACCAACCAAATATACAACACTTCAGGGAGAATATGTGGAACCTATTCAACCAGGTTCTGTGAGAGATTGTAGAGAGTTTATTAAAAAATATACTGATGTACAAAACTTCAAAATCTATGGGAATGACAAATACATCTATCAGTATATTTCCGACAAATATCCTGAAAATGAAATTAAGTTTGATATTGACAAAATCAAACTAACAACGATTGATATTGAGGTCGCATCAGAAAATGGATTTCCTGATGTGGAAAATGCTGCCGAAGAGATATTACTCATTACTCTTCAAGATTATAATACAAAGCAAATTCGTACTTGGGGTCAAGGTAAGTTCAATAATAACCAATCAAATGTTTCTTACCGAGCATTTTCTGATGAATATAGTCTGTTAAATGACTTTATTCACTGGTGGATGATGGAGGATAATACTCCAGAGGTTGTGACTGGTTGGAATAGTGAACTGTACGATATTCCTTATCTTGTTCGCCGTCTTGATAGGATTTTAGGTGAAAAGTTAATGAAGCGTATGTCTCCTTGGGGTCTTGTCACCGAGGATGAAGTTTACATTTCTGGAAGAAAACATATCTCCTATGATATTGGTGGTATAAGTCAACTTGACTATATTAAACTCTATAAGAAGTTTACCTATAAGACACAGGAATCTTATCGTCTGGATTATATTGCCGAAGTAGAACTGGGGCAGAAGAAACTGGATCACTCTGAGTTTGATACATTCAAGGACTTCTATACTAAAGGCTGGCAGAAATTCGTAGAGTATAACATTATTGACGTAGAACTTGTTGACCGTTTGGAAGACAAGATGAAACTGATTGAACTTGCTCTTACGATGGCATATGACGGTAAAGTCAACTATGAGGATGTATTTTCGCAGGTAAGAATGTGGGATACGATTATCTACAATTACCTGAAGAAAAGAAATATTGCCATTCCTCCTAAAGAAAAGACTGATAAGGACTCCAAGTATGCCGGTGCATATGTAAAGGAACCAATTCCCGGAAAGTATGATTGGGTGGTTAATTTTGACTTAAACAGCCTTTATCCGCATTTGATTATGCAATTTAATGTAAGTCCCGAAACCCTTGTTGAAGAAAGGCATCCCAGTGTAACCGTGGATAAAATTTTGAATCAAGAACTTACCTTTGAAATGTATAAGGACTATGCAGTATGTCCTAATGGTGCGATGTACCGTAAGGATATTCGTGGTTTTCTTCCAGAACTTATGGAGAAAATGTATAATGACCGTGTTATTTTCAAAGAGAAAATGATTGCGGCAAAAAAACAATATGAGAAGAAAAAGACAAAGGAATTAGAAAAGGAAATTGCCAGATGTAATAATATTCAAATGGCAAAAAAGATTTCTCTTAACTCTGCCTATGGTGCTTGCGGTAATCAGTACTTCCGTTACTTCAAACTAGCAAATGCAGAAGCAATTACTCTTTCGGGTCAAGTTGCGATTCGTTGGATTGAGAGTAAGATGAATTCTTATCTGAATAAAATTCTTAAGACAAAAGATGTTGATTATGTTATTGCTTCTGATACTGACTCCATTTATCTTCATATGGGTCCTTTGGTTGAAACTGTATACAAGGGAAGAGAGAAAACTACTGAAGGCATTGTCACGTTCCTTGATAAGATCTGTAAGGTGGAACTTGAAAAATATATTGAAGGTTGCTACCAAGAACTGGCAGAGTATGTGAATGCCTATGACCAGAAGATGCAGATGAAGCGGGAAAATATTGCCGACCGTGGAATCTGGACTGCCAAAAAGCGTTATATTCTGAACGTCTGGGATAGTGAGGGTGTGAGATATACTGAACCTAAACTTAAAATGATGGGTATTGAGGCAGTTAAATCTTCAACTCCTGCACCTTGTCGTCAGATGATTAAGGATGCTCTGAAATTGATGATGAGTGGAACTGAAGATGAGGTAATTGATTTTATTGATAATTGTCGTCAAAAGTTTAAAAGTCTTCCCCCAGAAGAAATTGCTTTCCCAAGAACGGCATCCGATGTTCGTAAATATTATTCGCCATCAAATATTTACGCATCCAAAACTCCTATTCATATTCGTGGTGCCCTTCTGTTTAATCATTACATAAAGGAAAAAAAACTAACCAATAAATATTCACTTATTAATAACGGTGAGAAGGTTAAATATATTTTTCTTAAAAAACCAAATATTATTCAGGAGAATGTTATTTCCTTTATTTCAGATTTCCCAAAGGAACTTAACCTTGACAAATATATTGATTATGAACTACAATTTGAGAAAAGTTTTGTAGACCCCCTTCAATCTATTTTAGATTCAATTGGATGGGAAGTAGAAAAAACTGTAAACCTTGATTCATTTTTTACCTAATGGACTTGCCAATTAATGACAAAGAGTTGGATACTATTATTAGTGCAATGCGACTTGGTGGAGACTCTGCTCTTTATCAAAAACTTTGGACTTATAAAATGAATTATTTTGATAATAAAAAAGAGGATAAATAATAATATCTGTTGAACCCGCAAACTCTACAGATAAGATTAGGTGCTCTTCGGGCACCTTTTCTAATATAAACTATTATAAATAATAGTGCGGGTTTAATAGAGTAGAAATGAACTATCTAAAGATTTATTGTAGTCTCATCAGGAAAGCAGAGAATAGAACTCCGCCTGAAGGTTACACAGAAAAGCATCATACCTTTCCTAAAAGTATCTTTGGGGACAATAGTAGAATTGTAGTACTTACGGCAAGAGAGCATTATATCGCTCACGCATTATTAGAAAAGATTTGTATTAAAAGATACGGATTAAAAGATAGAAAAACAATAAAAATGATTCACTCGCATATTTTAATGAAATCAAAAGGTAAATATTATAATTCTTATCTTTATGAAAGTGCAAGATTTAGAATATCTGAATCAAAGAAAGGTAAAAAACCATATGTTATGACCGAGAAAACTAAAAATAAAATGAGTGAATATTCTAAAAATAGAAATGAAGAACATAAGAAAAAATTGAGCGAATCATTAAAAGGTAGAATACCTCCTAATTATGGAAAATCACATTCTGAAGAAACTAAAAGAAAAATAAGTCAAAAAAATACAGGTAGAAAAGCATCGGAAGAAACACGAAACAAATTAAGTGAATGTAAAAAAGGTGAAAAACATTTTTTGTATGGAAAGAAAAGAGATC